GCCCTGCATTTACGTCTTGCAGGTAGTCCATTTTGTCTTTAAACGAATGGGCGAGGGTGAGGCGTTGGTAAGGGAAAAAACAAGCCAAGTACCACGAGAGTTCAGCGGTTTGGGGTACATCGCTCTGGCGGTAGAAGGTTACTTTATCAGTATCTAAACCGAAAGCCAGCCAAGTGGCAGCAACGCTATAAGTGTTGGCGCGGAGTTGCGCACCGTCTTTTATTTGAGTAAGGGAGTGCATATCGGCGATGAACAGAAACGATTCGTTAGAAGGGTCTGATGCCATTTGCACTGCGGGGAGGATTGCTCCGAGGATATTTCCTAAGTGGGGAGTACCTGTACTTTGAATGCCTGTTAATACACGAGCCATTGTTTTATTAAAATAATAAGTTAAGAAAGTGCAAAGATAGGGAATAATACTGATAATGCCAAAAAATGCCAATAATGCTAGAAATGCCAATAATCAACTTTGCCAAAGTGTATACCGCAAAAATGACGTATAGGAGTTTTCGGAAGATATCGGAGAAGTTCGGAAGAGGAGAGGAAGAGGTTTTGGTGAAAAAAGGGTGTAAGGAGGGTGGGGTTAGCTTATAGAGAGCTTATAGGAAGCTTATACGAATCTTCGACGATTGGTATAGGAAGGGTGTGTAAAAAATTGATTAATAGTATAATACAACAATGCCAAAAATGTTAAAAATGGGGTTTCGAGGCGAAAGAAAGAGGAATTAATGACGAGGGACGAATGACGAATGACGGAGGTAATAGGGGGAATGTAGCGAAGGAAAATCAAAAGGAACCTCTCCCTTTACACATACTCCGCTCTCGCGGACTTCCGTTTAAAGGGGGAATGTAGGGACGGAAAAGGGAAGAAATGACGAGGGACGAATGACGAATGACGAGGGGAATTATGAGGTTGTGACACGAGACGCAGTATAACTTTGGCAAAGTGTAGGACAAAAAAAATTAGCAAACCAATTCTGATAGGCTATAAAATGGGTTTGTTGTAATGCTCTAATTGTTCTACACGTTCGGTTAGGAACTGAACATTGGCTTCTAAATCGGCGATTTTTTGGTACTCAGGGATAGGGTCGAGGAACTCGAAAGAGAGGTGCATTTTACATTCCCATACTTCTTTAATATCTTCAGCTCTAACAGTAATATGCGGGTAGTCGCGATTATCGGATTTGCAATACAGACTGCCATACTTTCTTATTTTGTTTAAAACCCGTTTTACAATCACTCCGTCGCGCTCTGTAACTACTACGCACACCCTGTTATCTGAGAGCCACTCCCAATTTTCGACGAATTGCCCTACTACATAACTGCCGTCTTGCAGGGTGGGGAACATAGAGAGTCCGTTTACTTGAAACATTCTGAAAGTGCCGTTTCGCATTTCGGGGAGGTTGTACATAGGGAGTTCTTTTATGTATTCGGGGTCTTCATAACCATTGAGATAGCCCGCTTGAGCGTATATAGGCACTAAGGGTATGGGGTTAAAAAGTTCGTCTTCTTCAATCACTACCACTTTGGGAGTTAAATCTCTTCCTTCTATTTTTAAAGGTTTGATAATTTCTACACGAGGAGTTTCGACAATATCATTGTTTTTTAACATAGGACCTTCGCCTGTGAGCAACCATTCAGCATTTAGTTCGGGAAAGGATTGTAGAATATTTTCTATTTTATCGCTTCCAATAGACTTGTTATTTTTATACTGAGTCGCAAAAGCACCGTTGGAAAAGCCCACAAGCTCTTCAAACTTTCTAACCGATAATCCCTTGAAATCGATATAATCTTTTACTCTACTAACAATATTTGACATACTGAGAAAAATATTTTATTGACAATTAATCAGATAGACAAAAACATAAAAAATTTTCTACAAAAAATTTGGAAATGTAGAAAATATCCTATATTTTTGCACCGTAAAACAAAATGAATAGAACAATGAGCAAAAGTACAAAAATTTTATGGATAATCGACCTTATGACAGTAGAAAAATTAGCAAATTAGTAAAATTAGCAAATTTGAAAATTAGAAAATGAGAGAAGCGTACGAAATTATATTTTTAATGAAGAGTACCTAAAAGGAAGAAATTAAAAACAAATTAGTTTCAAAAAAATCAGGGCTTCGCCTTGTAGAGTGCAATTAAACGTAAGAAGACGTAAGAATTTTAAGGGATTATTAAAAAGAAATCCTGTAAAGTCGGCAAGTTAGTGTTGCTGAGAATGTGACAATTGATTATTAGGGTTATAAATTGAATTAATATTAAAAATTAAAAACAATGAGAATACATTTAAATGAAGTCAGTGACTATGAGTATGTACAGCGCAAGCTCCGCGAGCAAGCGGTTGTGTTGTTAGAAAAAGCCAAAAGTTATCATCAACCTGTGCGCTATTTGCCCAGAAGAGTTAGTGGGCATAAGGTGAACTGGTGGAGTGAGCTGAAAAAATATGGACGGCTTGTAGTGAATAGGGATTAGGTTTCAGGCATCAGGTTTCAGGCATTAGAGAAAGCGATGCAAAAGTGAATAGTAAAGTGAAAAATAACAAATAACAAAAAAAATTACAATGAATAGATTTTTAGAATATACCCAAGCGCTTGCTCTTGATAGTTTTTTGCAGGTGCTTACTTTTGAGGAACGACTACAAACCTCACAATATCGCGCAGGACGTACGGATGAGGTACCTGCTCGCGTGCAAGAACTACAAACGTGGGTGGAACAGAATGGTTGGCGTGCCCCCATCTTTAAATATGACGAAGAGCGACACCTGCTTTGGTTGGACGAGCAAAGAGAGTGGCAACCAGTAAGAAAGCACCCGCTTTATAAGGTAAAAGATAAAGCCAGCGAGGGCTCACAGCTGGGTATGTGAGTAAAAGGTAAAGCCAGCGAGGGCTCACAGATGGGTATGTGAGTAAAAGGTAAAGCCTGTGAGGACAGGTGTGAGCCACACAGGCGATTGTAGCACGACAAACAGTTGAAATAAAAATTAACGATTAAAAAACAATACAAAAATGGCAAGAACAAAAAGAATAATCCCTACTGGGGTAACTAAAACACAAATGGAGAATGCTTTTTCTACTTATGCAAAGGCAGAGGCGCGAATGACTAAAATAAATGCGTTGATAGAGAAGCAAATTGCAACTATACGCAATAAATACACGAATGAATTGGCGACTCTTAAAGAAATAAAAGACACCAATTTTGATGTGTTACAAGCCTATGCATTGGCAAATAAAGACAGTTTATTTGTCAAGAAGAAATCACTTGACGGTTTGCACGGTACCATAGGATTCCGCACAGGTACGCCGAAACTGAAAACGCTAAAAGGTTTTACGTGGAATACGGTAACAAACCTGCTGAAAGAATTTTTGCCTGCTTATGTGCGCATAGCCGAAGAACCAGCTAAAGATAAGCTACTTGCTGAACGCAACAATGCGCAAATAGCTGACTTCTTTCCAAAAATAGGAGTAGTGGTGACTCAGGATGAGACTTTTTTTGTGGAAGTGAAGGGGGAAGCTTAGGTAATAGGTCCCAGGCCTCAGGCAATAGGGAGTGAGATGCAAAGGTAAAAAAAAACTTTGGTAGAGTTTTAAAAAAGCTCTACCAAAGTTGGCAAAAAGTTTAACATTTAAAAAAATGAAACATATGAAATGTGATAATACACAACAGCGCAAAGAACGCTTGCAAAAACGCAATGAAAAAGTGCGTCAACTTTTTGAAGAACTGAGCGCCAAGCACCCTCAGTGGAAGATAGATGCTCTTGTAGAGGAGGTGGCAAACATTATGTTTTTATCACCTCGTACTATTGAAGCAATACTTTCTTTTCAGGGCGGTTATGCCGAAAGATAGTCCCCACAAAAATGGGAACTATTAGTCTATCAGCAGTGAGCCCTGAGGGGTAAGGGTTACGTTTTTCACGGGTATACCGTCGTACTCCAATTGCTTTTTTACCTCAATAAGCATTTCGGTATAAAGGTCGTCGGCGAGCATTTGGGCAATACCCACCCCCACTTCGGGGTGCTCTTTCCACTGTCCTTTTTCGGCAGTAAGAATAGCTTTTTGATGTTGGGGCTCAGATAAGCCTACTTGAAAATCACCTTCAGCGAGGTGCAAATCGTTTTTGATTAAGAGTAAATCTTTCATTTTACACATTTGTTATTTGTTGATGGTGCAAAGGTCGTACATATAGATGAGGTAAGGAAAAAGACGTTCAACGCTTGTACCAAATTAGTACAATGGTTGGTGAAAATAAGTACAAGGCTTGTTTGCCGATTTTCAGAACTGAAAAAACCGCCGGAATTTTGCACCGTAAAACAAACGATAGAAGTGCACTTACAATTAAAATAATGTATAACAAAAAAAATTAAAGAAATGGGAAAAAGTAAATCAAACTATGCCATTACAGGGCTTAGTGGTAAAGTAGGGAAAGTGTTTGTATTTCGCCAACGCGGAGGAGAAACTATTGTCGCGACCCCTCCTTCACACACCAAAGCTCCCAGTGCTTCTCAGAAAGCACAACAAGAGAGATTTATACGCGCTTCGGCATATGCCAAAAACGCTTTGCAAGACCCTTCGCTAAAAGAGGATTATACAGCAGAGGCTAAAAAGCGTAGAAATGTATCGGCTTATAATATGGCGATGACTGACTATTTGCGCGCTCCTAAAATTGCCCATATAGACCATTCGGGCTATACAGGTAGTGCCACAGGAGAGAAAATAATGATAGAAGCGGGCGATGCTTTTAAGGTCGTAGCTGTGAAAGTGCGTATTGAAGACCACGATGCTACTCTTGTGGAAGAAGGTAGCGCAACTCTTGTACAGGGCAAATGGGTGTACACCACTACGGTTACTAATACCTCGCTTACAGGTGATAAAATAATAGTAACCGCTACTGACCGCCCTGGTAACAATTCTAAAAAAGAAGAAAGCCTTTAATAATTGAGAGTTGAGGGGGAACAGTTATTTTTAGCTATTTTGCCTTTTTATTAGGAGAGTTACAAAAAAGGATATAATAAGGGAGGGGTAGGGGGACATTTATTAAATAATTAACAAAAACACATAATTAAAAAATGGGATTACCAAAAGTATTATTTAACATTGCCAAGGATGGTATGAACCGTACAGGCAATAACATTCAAAAAGTTACTGGTCTTATTATTACAGGTAGTGGAGTAGCCAGTAAGGTAGAACTCGGGAAATCGTACCAAGTATTTTCCTTAAACGAAGCCGTAGCATTGGGTATTTCGGAGGCTGAAAACGCTTTTGCTTACAAGCACATTAAAGCATTTTACGAACAAGCTCCTACGGGTACACCTTTGTGGGTAATGCTCGTATCGGACGCTACGACTATGACCGCAATGCTTGACAAAGATGGTGCTTTTGCTCCAACTCTTATAGCTGATGCGAAAGGTGCTATTAGGGTATTGGGTGTGGTGAAAAAAGCAACTGGTAGCGAAACTATCACCGCAGGCTTAGACACTGATGTACAAACAGCCGTAGTGAAAGCACAAGCTATTGCTGAGCACTTTGAAAAGAAGTATATGCCTTTTAGAGTAGTGGTATCGGGCAATAGCTGGAACGGTAAAGTAGCTGACCTTACTAATTTTTCGGAAAACGAACTCAACAAAGTGGCTTGCTTTATCGGTAATGACGATAAGGAGAAAGAAGCATCAGTAGGTTTGTTCTTAGGTAAAATGAGTGCTATACCCGTACAGCGCAAAATTCACCGCGTGAAGGACGGTAGTGTATTGCCATTGGTGGCTTATTTTACTGACGAAACTACTATTGACAGCAAAGCTGACCAGTGGGACGCCTTAGACGACAAAGGGTATATTTTCTTTCGTACCTTCGTAGGGCGTTCAGGCTACTATTTTTCAGGAGATAATACGCTTACCAAACCTACTGATGATTTTAAGAGTCTCAGTAGCGGATTGGTAATGGACAAGGCGTTACTTCTTGCTTATGGGGCTTTGGTAGAGGAATTAAGCGATGAGGTGTTACTTTCAGAAGAGGGAAGCATTCACCCTGCTATTATCAAGAGTTGGCAAACCAAGTTGGAGAACACTTTGCAAAGCGAAATGGTTTCGAAAGGGGAGCTATCGGCAGTGAACATCAATATAGACCCTGAACAGAAGGTGTTGCAAACAGGTAAAGTGGTAGTAGGGCTAAAACTCCTTCCTGTGGGTTATGCTGATTTTATTGAGGTGAATATTGGTTTTACCACAAAGAAAGAAGAAAATTAGGTGTGAGGTTGTAGCACGACAGGCAGAGAATTAGCAAATTAGTCGTAGCACGACGGGCAGAGAATTAGCAAATTAATAAATTAGTAGATTAATAAATTAGAAGAAAATGGGAACATTTAGTAGTAAACAGTATGCGTGGAGCGATATTTCGATTGCCTTTGGAGGGCGTATTATTGCTGGGGTGACAGAAGTAGAATACACTGAGAAAAAAGAAAAATCGGCGCTTTACGGACGTGGGAGTAAACCTTTGAGCATTGTAAGAGGTAATCACAGTTTTGAGGGGAAGTTGAGCATTTGGCAAAGTGAATTGGAAGCAATGACGCGTGATGCCAAAAACAACGACATTCTGAACCTTAACTTCGACTTGGTTGTTGCTTACGTGCCCTCAGAAGGTGGACAAATAGTAACCGATATTCTCAAGAATGTGGAATTTACCGAAGTGAAAAAGGCAATGAAGCAGGGGGATAAAAATATGGTTGTAGAGCTCCCTATTATTTTCACTGACGTAAAACGCCAATCGTAGCAGTGAACCACAGTCGTAGCACGACAAGTGAGTGCGAGCCAGACAGGCGGGGAAATTAGAAATTAGCAAATTGATAAAAAATGGACGTAACAAAAGAACAAATCAAACAATGGAAAGCGAAGTACAAAGAAGTATTTGTATTGCGAGTAGATGACAAAGTGGCATACTTGAGAACGCCTGACCGCGCTACCCTGAGTTATGCTTCGACATTGGCAACGAAAGACCCGATGAAGTTTAATGAGGCTATCCTTACTAACTGTTGGTTGGGAGGAGATGAAGAGATTAAGACTGATGATGCACTTTTCCTTTCGGCAAGTAGTAAGCTTGGCGAATTGATACAGATTAAGGAAGCTACCTTGGAAAAGCTTTAAGCAGTGCGGAAATTGACGAGCCTCGGGATTGGTTGCGTATTACCAATGCCTCACTGCGTTACTATATGCACATTGCCAATCCCGATGCCCTCAATGATACTGAGTGGGCTATGCGAGTGAAAGAACTGGAATGGATTCGCCAAAAGGAGAGTGAATCGTATGGAGAATAAAAAAGTAAAGAAAAAAGTTTATAAATGGCAGAAAATCCAAAAAACACGATATCTTCTTTCTTTGATCAGACTAAAAGGTTAAAGGAGGTGGTTAATAACATTATAGACCCTATCTCGTCTTTACAGAAAATATTTAAGCAAGGTTTTACGGCAGACACCCAAAAGATGAGTCTGGCTACTTTTGTGCAAGGTAATATGCAAAAGGCACAAGAAATACATCAGAATCTCACACAATACAGTGGGCAAACGGCTTATGAAGTACCATCGCTTGTGAAGGCTCAAGAGAGTTTGATGGGAGCAGGGTTGGTTCCTGAAGGAGCATTAGGAATGCTCAAACAAATAGGAGATATTGCCTTGGGGGATAGCAAAAAGATAGAAACCTTAGCTACTGCCTTTGCCAAAGTGACCACACAAGGAAAATTGCAAGAAGCTACACTCACACAGATGCAACAGGCAGGATTTAATCCTTTGCAAGTGATAAGTGAGCGGACGGGCGAGACTATGACCTCTCTGCAAGAGCGAATGGACAAAGGAGGAATTTCGGCAAGAGAGTTGGCTGAGGCTTTCCGATGGGCAACTGACGCACAAGGAGATTTTTATCAAGGAGCTGAGAATGTGAACAGCACTCTACAAGGCAGGTTTACAGTTTTAATGGCTTCGATACAATCTATAGCTGTAAAAGTATATGAGGTTATAAGTCCGTTGCTGATTCCGTTGGTAGCACTTTCTACGATGGTATTTGGAGCTTTGAATGAAGGATTGAGTTGGTTTATTCAAAAACTTCAAGAGGGGAACCCCATAATCCTTGGTATAGCAGGAGTGTTAGGAGTATTTATTACAGCAATCACATTGCATAACACTTATATGGCTATTGCTGCGGCGTGGCAGAACCGACTATCGTGGGCAGTAATTAAAACGAACTTAGCTTTTTTAGCTAATCCTATTGTATTGATTATAGCAGGCATCGTGGCACTTATTGCTATCATCACTTATTGTATTGTAGGTGTGAGCGGTTGGGGTAAAGCGTGGGATAACACTGTGCAAGGAATGAAATACTTGTGGGAAGCCTTTATTCTCACCTACAAAGCTCATTGGAATACGGCGGTCAATGCTTTTATGGCAGGTGTAGACCTCTGTAAGTTGGCTTGGTATAAGTTTAAAGAGGCTGTAGGTTTGGGAGATAGTAAAGAGAACCAAGCGATGATAAGCCAAATACAAAACGACTTGCAAGAACGTGCTAAATCGGTAGCAGAAGGCTATAAGAAAGCAGGTGAGGCAGGAGCTAAAGCAAAAGAATATTTTGGTAAAGCGTGGAACTCTTTGGAGTTTAAGAGCCTTTCGAGTGTGAAAGACGGGTTAATGGGCAAGTTAGGCATAGGGCAAACGGGACAAAAAACAAGTCCGTTAGCAACACCTATTGCCAGCACACCTTTTTCAGAGATGGGTAATAAAACCAAAGATAATATTGTAACAGGAGGTACCCGTCAAACGCATATCAACGTACAGATAGGCAACTTGGGCACGGATACCAAAGTGTACGTATCATCGGTACGGGAAGGAGTGGAAAACTTTGGGGCGCAACTGAAAGAAGAGCTTTTGAGAATTGTGAACAGTGTAAACCAAATGCAAACAGTGTAATTTATGGAATTTGATATAAAAGAACTCACCGCACGGGCTTTTTTGGACTATGTAGGTCCAGCATTTCCGCAGTGGTGGGCAAACAATAAGACGAAATTTGTACTGCCGAGTTTGTCTAACATTAGTGAGGCACGCAGTAATGGCAGTCAGTATTTTATGACGTTAAAAGTGGCTGATAAATCGGGGGAGCAGACGGTTTTCCCCAATGAGCCTTTGGTGAGTTTTTCGCTTACTAAAACCATTGTAGAAACGGCAACGGTAGGCAAACAACGCAAAGGTAAGGTCAAGGAATATATCACTACTGAAGATTGGCAAATTACCATAAGAGGACTGTGTGTAGACCCCAAAAATCCCGATCAATATCCTACGGCACAAGTACAAAGCCTTAACAAATTGTTTGAAAAGAATGAGAGTTTGGAGGTGATAGGTAATAAGCTCTTTACTCTTTTTGACATTGGTAACATCGTGCTCAAAGATATTAGCTTTGAGGAAATGGAAGGCAAAGAAGGTATACAGAAGTACACCATTAAAGCTGTATCGGATATGGACTTTTATGCGGAATTAGACGAGAAACGAACCCAACTTAACAAGATATACTAATGTTTGTATTACAAGCGATTATAAAGATAGGAGATTACACTTTTAGAGCAGTACACAACGTTAAAATCACCAAATCGGTAGACGAATTAGCTGACACCTGTACGATTGAACTGCCAACCCATTTTAAAGTAGCCAAAGGGGGCGAAAGCCTTTATACTGAAAAGGCTATCAAGGTGGGTGACAAAGTGAGTGTTACCCTTGCTTATGAGGGTGTGTATAGCGGAGTGGAGTTTGAAGGCTATGTAAAGAAGGTTAAACCGAGCATTCCTGTAAGCATAGAGTGTGAAGACGCTATGTACTTACTTAGACGTAAAAATATCAGCAAATCGTGGCAAAAAACAACACTTAGAGAAGTATTGCAGGAAGTTGTGAAGGACACGCCTATTGTGCTGGCGGACAATATTCCAGAAATGCAGTTAGACCAGTGGATTATTCGCAATGCGAACGGTACGCAGGTATTGGAGAAGCTGAAAGAAGAGTTTAGGCTAAGCGTGTTTATCAATGATGAAGGCAAGCTGTACGCAGGACTTTCGGAGCTTACCAATATAGGGCAAACAGCACGCTATGACCTCAATTACAATATTGTTGCCAATGATTTGGAGTATAGGACTAAGGAGGAACGCAAACTGAAAGTACGTTACACTTATATCGACAAAAACAATAAAAAGAAGACAGTGGAAGAGGGTGATCCTGATGGTGAGCTAAGAACCTTTCATACTTCGGTAGTGAGTGAGGAACCTAAGCTACGAGAAATGGCAAGAGCCGAGATGGAAAGACTGAAATACGATGGCTTTGACGGCTCTATAACGAGTTTCTTGGTCCCTTTTGCGACGAGGGGTATGCAAGCTCATATGATAGATAATGAATTGAAAGAGATAGACGAACGTTACTTTATTAAGAAAGTAGAAATTACCTTCGGACGTAATGGTGCACGTCGACAAGTAACCATAGGAGCAAAATTATGAGTATAGACAGAGAATTAGCAGAAGGGCTTAGGCAGATAGGAAGACGCAAAACACCTACCATAGCGGTAGAAGTGATATCGGTAGACAAAGAAAAGGGCACGTGTGAGGTGAAGGACGACGAGCTACAATATACCGTGCGCTTAGCTTCGGTGATTAACGATAATGCTGAGCGGTTTTATCTCTTCCCCAAGGAGGGGAGCAGTGTGTTGATAGCTTCGATTGGGGAAGACGAGAACCGCTACTATGTGGTGGCTTATAGTGAGATAGAGAGCGTGAGTTTACGTATAGAAGAAACACAGCTTATAATAGACAAAGCAGGCTTGCACTTGCAACGCGGGGAAGTGGATTTAAAAAGTCTTTTAAACGAGCTTCTAACGGAACTTAAAAACGCGGTGATACAAACACCTTCGGGTGTAGGAAATTTTTCCCCAAACAACGTGATGAAGTTTGAGGAGATTAATAATAAGATAAACGAATTATTACAGTAATCAGTAGTTAGTAGTCAGTTGCAAGTACTTGCAACTGACTACTAAAAACTAAGCACTAAACTTATGGCATTAGATAAACAAGCACTAAAAGCAGGGATTATAAGCCTGCAACAAGAAATGCTTACTAAAACAGAAGCAGGAATGGAAGAATATGCCGAACGACTTGCCTCTCTCATTGAAGCTTATGTAAAGAGTGGAGAGGTAATAGTTCAAACGGGCATACCTGTACTGGCAGGCACTTATACAGGAGTTACTACTGGTATAGGAAAAGGAACGATTAATTAGTACATTAGTAAATTATCATAATAACACAATGGGAATAATTATAGAAGGACTTAAAGAGCATTTTGTATCGTTTATAGGAATGGTACTATCGGGAGTAGTGGGTTGGTTCTTTGGTAGACCCAAACAACGTATGGAACTACAGACTAGCGAACTTGAGAATGTGGATAAAGCCGTGAAAATCTATCGAGAAATGATAGAAGATTTAGGGGCTAAATACGCAAGTGCTATTGAGGAGCTCAAAAAAGCAAATCAGCGTATTAAAGATTTAGAAAACTCTGTTGAAGGGCTATTAACTGAATTAAAGAAATACAAGCAATTAAATGGAAAATCAAAAGAATAATGCAAGTAGAAGTTTTACATAATCAGAGTCTTTTAGACCTTGCTTTACAGCACACAGGGACTATTGAAAGCATCTTTGAATTGGCAATGCTCAACAATTTGAGTATTACCGATGATGTGGTAGCAGGAAAAGTATTAACAATACCTACAGAATCATTCACTAATAATGATATTTTGACCTACTACATCGCAAAGAAGATACAGCCTGCAACTGCTTTTACGCAAGAGGACAAAAGAATAAGCGAACGCCAGGAAGGTATTAGCATATGGGCGATAAACTTAGATTTTGTCGTGAGCCACGACGGACAGTAATTATTCACTTTTCACTATTTACGGAATTATGGCACGTACAATACAAGAAATACAACAGATTATCTATAATGCGAAAGAGCGAGAAGACGCTCTGAACGGACTTAACTCAAACTCAAGAGTAGCTATATGGCGACTGTGGGTTTATATTATCTCGGTAGCTATTTGGAGCTTAGAAAAGTTATTCGACTTACATAGGACAGATATTGATAAACGCCTTACTGAATTAAAACCTCATACTGCACGGTGGTATAGAAGTAAAGCCCTTGCCTTTCAGTATGGTTTTGACCTTTTACCCGACAGCGATAAGTTTAACAACAAAGATAAGACAAAGGAGCAAGTAGAGGCGAGTAAGATTATAAAATACTCAGCAGTGGTGGAGAGTAATGACGGTAGGTTGATAGTAAAGATAGCCACTGAAAACGGGGGACGGTTACAGCCTATTACAGCAGATGAACAAAATGCCTTTAGCGGTTATTTATCAGAAATTAAAGATGCTGGAGTGCGCACTACGGTTATTAATTATCTGCCTGATAAGCTTGTTCTGAACCTTGATGTGTATTACGACCCGTTAGTATTGGATAGTAATGGAAGCGATGTGCTTTACGGCAAGCGCCCTATACAAGAAGCCATAGAGGGTTATCTTAAAAACTTACCTTTTAACGGTGAACTTATTGTAGCGCACCTTGTAGACGCTTTGCAACAAGCCAATGGGGTGAAAATACCTCACTTAAAAGAACTCAAAACAGCGTGGATAGACCCCGAGACCAAAGGCTATGGAGCATTACAAAACATAGGAGTTACCCAAATACCGCAAAGTGGTTACTTTGAGGTAGACTGGAATGCTTCACAAATAAAATACATCACAAAATGATATTTAATTTCAAAATAGAAAAATTGGTCATTCTACTTATACCTTCTTTTTTGCGAAAGGCAAGAATGGTAGGATGGATAAGAACGCTTAGTGCTCCTATCAGTCAGTTGTATTATGACTTTATTCAGAAGAGATATTTGGATATTAAGAAACTTGGACTGAATGGGCAAGTATGTTACTTACGCAAAGCGCTAAATGATGCATTTGACATTGAGCAACGGCGCATACGCATATGGGACGGAAATCAGTACAAAGGACAGTATCTTTATACTGAAGGAGAACAAAAACCGAAGTTTTTAGGGACTATGTATTTACATCGTGAGGTAGATTACAGCGATACAGGAGTAGACTTTATCGTAAAAATACCTTTGGAGATATGGGAGGCGAAGAAGATTCCTACAAGTGAAATAGGAAAGTACCGTTTCTTTGAAATAGAAGCCCTAATAGACTTTTACAAATTAGCGAGTAAACGATATATTATAGAAGTATAGAAATTATGAACAGTATTAATGTAAACCAAACGGGAGGTTTCCCACTAACTACCGATGTATTAAGTTATATGCAGAATGCTTATAAGATATTCAATGCAATGAGTGGTATTTCAGGAGATTTAATTATTCTTTCGGGGTGTGAAGTAGTAGGGAACACGGTGTCAGACGGAGTAGTAGCTATTGAAGGAGAAATATACCCTTTTCAGGGTACGACACTTGGCTCTCACGTATTCATTAAGGAAGTGAACACATCTAAAATTTTTGAAGACGGCTCACAGAAAACAGTGCTTGTGGAGAAAGTAGCTACTTTTGGCAGTAGTACAAAGAGTTATCCGTGGGAGAGCTTCAGACGAGTGTTAAGTAACAGACAAATAGAAGAGAAATCTTTTACAGAAGAAACCTCTTTGTTGAAACGCTTGGAGAAATTAGAGGAACGTGTAAAGAAAACAGTGCCCTTGGGGTTGGTGGCAATATGGGGAAAACCAGCTAACATTCCTTTACCAGAAGGCTGGCGAGAGTATGAACCTTTACGAGGACGTATGGCTGTGGGACAAGATATTGCTGATAATGATTTAGGAGTGATAGGCAGGACAGGAGGAGAAAAAATGCATAGACTTACCATTGCGGAAATGCCTTTGCACACTCACAATTACAATGATATATATTATTCAGAGGCCTGGGGGACTGTATATCTACCAGGCAGTATAGGATCAGAAGAAACAGACTATGATAACAAGGGATATGATATGACGCGTACCTCGGCAGGTACGGGTGGCGACCAGCCTCACAACAATATGCCACCCTACCGAGTAGTACAATTTATTGAATACGTAGGATTTTAATTTATACAATAAGATAAATAATTATGACAGCAATAGAAACATTAAAGCAATGGTTTTCTAACCTTAAAAAACCAACGCAAGAGCAGTTTTGGGCTTGGTTAGATAGTTTTTGGCACAAGAGCGAAAAGATACCAATGGCAAGTGTAGAAGGCTTGGATAAACTCGTAGAAGGTACAGCTTCAGCTGAACAATTAAGCAATCACCTAAACGATACACAAGCACATAAGGTGTTATTTGACAAAAAAGTGGATAAGGTAGAGGGGAAAGAATTAAGTTCTAATGACTTTACTAATGAATATAAAGAGAAGTTAGAGGGGCTTCATCAAGTAGATATTTCGGGACTCTTACCAAAAGGAGGATACGAGGGAACGGGCAGGGAGCTCAAAGACGCTATCGACAAGAAAATAGATAAGGAAATTTTCGGCTTTGCCCTTGAAGTTACCGATAACACCATACTTAGCAAAGAACACGCAGGCAGAGTGCTTAGGTGTAACAACGACATCGACATAAACTTAGACTTTAGTACTTTCCCCGACAACGCTCTGTTATCGGTCGTTAAAGGAGGAAGCGCAAACATCATCTTCACAGGCAAAACCCTTGTAGGCAATAGTAGTATCACAGGCGCAAAAGGAAGTACCGCCAGCCTTGTAGTTTGTGGTACAGAAGTAATTAGCAACGTAAATAACAAGTAATGAATCCACAACTGTTTTACAACTTTGGTATAAAAGAAACCTCTCAATTGAACGTGAGAGATGTTACCTTTACTGTTTCCCTATGTTATAGGAATACCCAATTCTTTGATATTGATAGGTTAGCGTGTGTCTTATATTACGAGAACGAGCAAAAGAAAACTAAAGATATTGAATTGAAGGTGCGCCTATTGTCAAGTAATGTATTGGAGGGACTGTATATCTATACCTATGAATGTATCTTCGACAAGGCTTTGGAGCTACCTAATACCTTTAACATTTCTAATATACAGTTTTCCACCTACAATAAGATACTCATCTTAGAAGACTATACACAAACCCTTATAAAATTTAAAAGTGACGATCTATTTTATGAGGTACAAACTGTATATGAAAAAGAGGAGCGAAACATATGTAATTTCTTGTGCTCTGCACCTTCCTACCCTACTCCTTTTGAAGTACGCAATTTACACAACTCTTCGTTTGATTTTATATTAAGAGAGACAAACGTACCCAAAGGTTTACTCTCTATTTCTATGTATGATACCCAACAAGGCAATAATGTAGATACTGTCGAGCAAATGATTGAGATTCCATACTATGTCCGAGATTGTATCTTTGAAGTAGGTACCAACGGCAAGTGGCATAATGACCTGCCAGAGGAAGAAAAGAACAGAATCGCACGAGAACTTACCGTATTTAGGCTTCACTCACACTATCTATATAACCCAAGAATATCTAATGAAGAAAGGCTTATAGAGGATTCACCAATTATGCCATATGATACTTACCTATACACCCAAGAAGCAACATCTTACCTCCCCTCCCCCTATGAAGAAGGTGTCTTGTTAAAGAATGTAAGGATACAAGATAACCAGATAATATGTAATTTCTATATACAACTCATCGATGAACTAACCTTTGACCAGACGGACCCTTGTGAAGTCAGAATTATCATTAATATCATAAATTAATATGAAAGGATTTATAACAAAATACAAGCCTTACGCCCTAGAGACTCAGTGCAAAACGGGAATATCACACCTATTCATACTGGCGCAATCGGCATTAGAGACCGGCTGGGGCAAGAATGCGCCTGGTAATATGATGTTTGGCGTGAAAGCTAGCAAGGATACGCCTGCAAGTAAGAAGCAGTTAGTGCGTACTACGGAGGTACTTTCCGTGCCTATGGTAACAAAGGGACTTTTTCCTGAAATTATCAGCATTACTAAGCGTGCGGACGGCAAATATCTGTACGTGGTGAAAGATTGGTTTAGGAAGTACGATACCCCAGAGGAGAGCTTCACCGACCACGCTCAATTTTTCATCAAAAACGAACGCTATGCAAAGGCATTGAAAGTGAAAAGTGACCCTTATAAGTTTGCAGAGGAGGTTGGTAAAGCAGGTTACGCTACCGCACCTAACTATGCGGATACTTTGAAAAAAGTGATTAAAATGATTGAACAAGCAAAATAACTATGTATGAAAAGAGTTTTATTATCAATGTTACTCCTTTTGTTAGTGATTGGTTGCAGAACCAAAAAAGTAGAAACCTACACACAAAGGCAAGTCCAGAAAGAGCACTTTATCACCTATAAAGATAGCTCCCAGCTCTTTGTTCAGCAGTCTCACAAGTCTGAATGGTCTGACCTGTCCGCCACGTCTTTCGAGATTGAACTCGAAAACGACAAAGACAGCCTTGGCAATGCTAAAGAACTCTCCTATACCCGCACTCGCGACGGCAATAGTGAGACTATAAGGGTACGCAATGGCAAGGTAAAGATTAAAGCTATCAGAGCCCATTCTAAGAGCTTACAGCAGGCTGATACTACTCTTTATAAGCAATCCTACGCAAGTGCTCAAACTGAAGTTCGAAAGCACGAAATACAGCAAGCTGAGCAAATACGAAAACACGCCCAAAGTACACCATTAAGGTATATTCTTTGGTTGTTATTGCTCGTAGTCTTAGCTTATGTATATTGGAGATATAAGCGTTTTAAACAGAAGATTTAAAACTTAAGTAAAAAACGAGCTACTTCTTCGCGAGGTAACTCGTTTTTTTATCTGTATAACTTTATGTTATTTACCTATTGACCACACAGTGTAGCTATTGGCGGGTACTTGTATGGTTACATTGCCGTCGCTATCGGTAACAAAAAATAAATGACTATTACCAGAGTAATCCATCAGGGTTTTGTTTTTCCAATGGGTGGTGATAGTACGCTTGGCAGGGAGAGTGCTGTTGTTGATAAAGAGCACTAAGCCCGGACTTTTCTCGTTGCCCAGACGTGAAGCTACATACTCCGTATTAGAAGCTAAGTGAAATTTTTCTTCACCTACTGCCAAACTGCGGTTGATGAGCATTAGCTTTTGTAGCTTGACTTTGAAAGCCTCATTTTCGTAATCGGAATAGAAAATACAAGGGTAGCCACTATGAGTAAGGATATAGGCATACGCCATTAGTTTTTTGTCAGGCGCAATGGTGTTATCGGCAATGTTGTCTTTCTCGGTATCGTGGTTAGCGGTAAAAGTGACGGCTTTTTCGGTGCGTAAGGTTCTAAGCATTGGGTGGGTATCGGTCATCAGTTCGTGCATATTTTTATTGCGGTCTAATGCCTTTTCGAGGGCATAAAAACAGGCAAAGTCGAAAGCACTTGCACCGCTCTCGTCTACCCATTTTTTAAGCGTTTCGGGGTTGCCGTCCCACAATTCACCTACGGCGAAACCACCTACTGCTTTTAGCCAATCGCGTACTACCCAAGCTCCAAAGCTCTTCACATAGTCGAAACGCCAACCGTCAAACTTCATTGTATTCTTGTAATACTTAGCCATTGAGTTATCTTTTTCCCAAAGTTCTTCACGTACATAGGGTACTTTATGCGAGAGGTCTTGTTCTCCGTAAAAGTCAGCTCCTTCGTCAGAAGTTGCATATTTATTAGGGTGAAAGCACTCATAGTTGCGGTTAAATCTTCCAGAAGCATTACCGTGGGTTTCATCGAAAAGGGTGTAGGTCTCTTTATTGCGGTAAGGGTTCCATTCTTTGCCCCCGCCATTGTTATGCCCTATAACGATATCGGCAATTACTTGCAAGCCACTTTCGTGGGCTTTGCTGATAAGGTTTTCGAGTTCAGCGCGTGAGCCGAAGCGGGTTTTTACAGTGCCGTGTTGGTTGTATTCCCCAAAATCGAAATAATCGGAGGGGTCGTAGCCCAT